CCCCGGCAAACGGTGCAATTGCAACTTTACGGCCTGTCCACTCAGCTTTATTTCGCGAATGATCCGTTTTTCGGCCGACGAGAAGTTCATGCAGCGACGGGAACCCACGTTTTTAATCTTTCTGGGCTTCGTTGATTTCTTTCCGGGACGCTGAACATTGACACCCTTTCCGGCCGCGTACAGTTTGACGGTGCGGTTCCCACCAAACGGGCTGGGCCCGAACGCCGCGACGTGGATCAATCCAGCGTCATGCGCCTGTCTGACGTACTTGTCGATCGACTGGCGGAAGTCGCCGGTGATCTCGGTGAGCCGGTTGGGAGAAACCGGGCCGTGCTTTTCGATCAGGGCGACGATCTCGTTGATTTTGGTTTTGGGCTTGGCCATCACTGCTCCATGCTTGACTTGACGACTTCGCGCAGGATCTGGGCGCACTGTTCGGCGCGCTCGCCTTCCTGTGTTCTCGGATATTCCCGACCGACCGCTGACAGAATCGCCTCGCGGCAGCTTTTGGCAACTTCGACCGACGTCGGCTGAGCATTCAGCGCGGCACCACGGATCATGAAGTCGTACGCCCAGCCAGGATTGCCAGCAGACACGCGCTTGGTCTTGCTGAACCGCTTGATCTGCGCGAGGTTGGCGTCGATTACCTTCTGATCAGCCGGCGTCACATGCTCCAGACGCGGAGCCTGGAACACGGCCTGCTCAAGCCGGGCCTGCTTGCAATGCGCAATGAACTCGGGCAGCGTAGGCGCCTTCGGAAGCGCCGTTAAGCTCGAAATGCCAGCCTTTCTCTGTTCGTCGCTCAACTTCGCCAGCTCGACGCCCCAGACCTTTTGCATCTGAGTCGGATCAGTGCCGCTCCACAACGACGCGAAACGGGATCCGTAAGTCGCCGACATGAGCGCCAGAATGCGTTCCACCGCAACCAGCGGCAACGCGTTCAAGGGCCACTCAGGCTTCTCCGGCCGCTCATACATCGATGGTTCTGTCATCTGGTTCATATCGGTTCCTGCCGGTTAGCTGTGCGATTACTTCGTCGTTCTTTTCGGACCAACTCGGACCGCGCGGCGGACCCTGAGAGCCTTTCATCCATTCAGCGTTGAATCCTTGCCATCCGCGCTGGCATGAGACCGTCAAAGCTGCTTGCAGAGAGATCCCTGCCTTCCGCGCTTCCTTGTCGATCCCTTCGATCGCTGTCTCGGTTGGCGCGGCCTTCTTTGTCCTGCGGTGCGTAATCCAATCCTTTGCAACTTGAGAATCAACGCCGAGTGATTCGAGATGCGCTTGCGCATCGAAGCGCGGAACGCGCGTTTTCTTCTCTGTCTCTCTCTCTTCCTCTGTCTCTCTCTCTGTCTCTAGAGGATCATCTTGATATCGCTCTGATATCACGCCGATATCAACTTGTTCCAGCCAGTGAGAAAGCTTCGATATCACCTCATTTATCTTGCTTTCAGTAGTCCTAAGGCGGAAAGCAAGCTTTTTGATATCAGGAAGCATCCCGTCCGTCTCGCTCGCTATCAACCAGAACATCACCAGAGCTTTTGCTGCCTGAGGGTCCAACTCGTGCCATTCCATGTCGTCCAGGATGTCCCGGTACAACTTCACCCAAGGCGGCTTACGATCCTTGAAGTGCTGGAATTTGTTCCAGTCCTTGATCCTGTATGACGGCATCACCACAACCTCCGGGCTAAGACAGCTTCCAGCATCCGACGACCGCGACAGCAATCACACCGAGCATCCAAAGAGACATCAGATCACCTGTCATGCCGAAATCCCTGCCTGTTTGAGCAAGTCGAGGAACTGCGGGCCAAGAGCCTGAATTTGCTCAAGCGCAGCTACCTTCTTGCTTGTCTTGTCGTCCAAAAACTTCTCCACCAAGTAATAGATCGGCGTGAAGTCTTTGGTTTTTTCCAGGTACTTCTCGAACGAATCGATCGAGAAATGTCTGGAACCATCCTCCGAAAGCTGTACGCTCAGATTGCTGGGAGCCTGGTCGAGATCGATGGCCACATTCGTCAGGCCGCGCCGATAAACGCCAGTCGCGACGCAATCCTTCAAGCTTCTATGGCGCTCTACGAGGCCGGGTTCGAAGTCGAGAATCATTTGGTTTTCATCCCTGGTGAGTTTTTTCGATAACAATTTTTATCCCCCATGCTCACCGGTTATCAGTGCACCCGGTTAAAAATGGCGCCAGTACATCGACGCCATTGGATTTCTAAATGCCCACTACTTCGAACACCGGTCCCATCCGTACTGCTGAATTTTTATCCTGCTGCCCGAGCTTCTTTGCGCTTGCGGTTCGTTCCGCCAACGGGCGGCTGTGCGTCATCCGAAGCCTTGGCGCGTTCGATGACATCGCTATCTGCGATCGATTGAGCGGACTCGCGAACGTATTTCCAGTTGACCGAGTCGTTGAGTTCTTCGCAGGTGACTTCGCGATTGCTCCACTTCTCGATCTCCGGGCAATACTTCGGAGTAACCTTTTCTCCGTTGAGCCACTGCCACACACGGCCCTGGCTCACGCCGAGGTGATGGGCCAGCGCAATTTGGCTGATGGAGTGCTTGGCGAGGTAGTCGGCGAGTTTCATAGTGAACATACTAGGAAAACTCATTCTGTTTGTCAACAGGAAAACTCGTTGCGGCGATCACTAGGAAATCTATAGTTCAGCCATGGTCAAACAGAAACTAACGCAATGGCAGATAGACGACGCGAAGCGTCTCGATCGCCTATGGAGTGAGAAGCGCCCGGAAGGGATGACGCAGGAAAAGTTCGGCGTCGAGTTCGACATGGGCACTCAGGGGAACGTGAATCTGTACCTGAAGGGAAAGGCCAAGCTGAACCTGTACGCCGTTGGTCAGTTCGCGAAGGTACTAGGAGTCAAGATCGACGACATCAGCCCCGTGCTGGCCGATCAGGTGCGCGAGCTGTACCGGAATTGCGACCAGGACCGTAATAGAGATTACGGGGTATCGCCGGAAACGAAAGAATTCATCCAGCAGGCGATCGCAGAAGAGATGGCCCGGCAACAACGGGCAAAAACGCCGCCAATCCCAAATAACGGCAAAAATTTGTAAGTATTTACCCCATCTTTCAAATACCAGTTTGTAGGATGAATATTTGACTTGCACAGGGCCGTGCAGGCAATTTCTACCTTTCATGCGGGGTGTTTGAAACCATGGATTTAACTAACAACAGAGACGAGGGAATCGAGGTTCCCTCCTTTTTGCAGCCTCCAAACGCAAACGATTGCGATGTTCCGAGCTGCCGGAACTGCGAAGCACTGAAGGACCGATTGAAACAACTGTCGTACTGTCTGGCTGTGGCGCAACGCCTCAGCAACATAGAAGCAGTCTGAAAACAATTTTGGGGCCGGCGCAACATAGATCAGCCACGCGCTCCCGCCTCCCTAGCCCCCCACCCCACACGCTAATTAAGACGCCCGGCAATTGACCGGGTTTCTTGATCTCCTATCGCCGCTATCATTTCGATAGCAAAATTTCACTCATTATTACGAGTTTTCCTATTGCTCTATGTAACGAGTTTTCCTATTATATCTACATCAGCACCACGAACCACGAACAACCAGAGGTGAGCCATGAGCGACGACACGAACGATGTTTTCTACCTGATCGCATGGGTTGACGAGTGCGCGTACGGCCCCGTTCCTTCGCATGAGGTGGCGACGGAATACGCCGCTGAGATCGGTCTGTGGGACGGCTCGTTCGAAGTGCGCCGCGACCCGAACGGGTACTACGTGAAGGCGCCTAGCGCGGCCTTCATGGGCGCTCACGTTTAAGGAGGTGCGTCATGTCTGTTCTTGCGAGGGATTTGCTCGAGCTAAATGCTCTCCCACTGCCGCACGGTTGCCTGACAGAGCATCTGTTGCGCGAGTTGGCGACCAACCTCATCGCCCCCGGTGTGGCTGATCAGAGAGACGGGGGCTGACATGAACGCACTCGACGCCTGGCGCTCCCGCCCTCTGACAGTCCGCACGCTGGTGCGCTGCGATAGCTGCGAGACGCTGAAGACCGATGTGGAGAAGCGCTCGAACTACTGGCCCAGCGTCAAGCCGACAACTTGCTGCAACGGCTGCTTCCAGAAATTGATCGACGAGGCCCAGGGTCTCATCGCGTGCTGAGGGGAATGAAATGAGCGAGATTAAACATACGCCAGGGCCGTGGAACCAGAAAACGCGCCCGTCATCATGGGGAATGATTGATGACGGTATTTGCGGGCCAGATGGCGAGCAAGTGAGGGTTCATGGAATGACCCTTTCTTCATCAGATGAGGCTAAAGCCAACGCGAACCTGATTGCTGCCGCACCAGAACTGCTCGAAGCCCTCATTGCCGTTGTTTCCATAGCTGACCGCGCAACGGTTGAGTTCGACAAAGCCCACGCCGCGATCGCCAAAGCTACAGGAGCCTGACATGAGCGCAATTCCACTGGTCATCAATCGGACCATGAAAACGGGCGACTGGCTGTTCGATACGCAGCTCGAAGCCGCCGACAACGCCGCATGCGTGCAGTACGACCGGCGCGAGGCGATCGAGAAAGGTGTCACGTTCGCGGATCTGCTGGAAGAAATGGCCGACTTCACGGAGCCACGCGCTGAGGTCTTCATGCAGGCATATCGGCGCGGACTGGCTGACGATAAACACGTGCTTTTTGTGCTGATCGATCAAGCTTTCGAAAGAATCGTTGAACAAAAACTCAAAGGGGAATGACATGAAAGTGACTATCAAGTGTTTCGTGCACGCAGAGAAGGAACCGTGGGATCTCGAAGTGAAGCACACAATCTACCCGTTCGATATGACCAGTACGAGCAGCCGCTCTTTGGCACTCATTGGTGAGCAGGACATCGAAATCGAAGTGCCGGATGGCTTCGACATTCGCCCCTCCTTGGTCGCCAACCTGGAACGCGAGAAGGAGAAGCTGAGTCGCGAATTCAACGGGAAGGTAATGGAGATCAATCGGGAAATCCAATCTCTGCTGGCGATCGAGAACAAGCCGACCTCGATGGCGGAAGCAGAAGAAGCGTCCGACATTCCGTTCTGAGATGCGCTTATCTGGTGATGGGAGGTTGATGTGAGCGAGATTAATGATGGTGGGCCAGCGTTTCCAGTCCCTTACCACCCCGAGCAGCAGTGGGAAAACCCGGCCGGTATGACGCTGCGCGACTACTTCGCGGCGAAGGCGATGGCTTCGTATCTCATGCCGGCAGGAAGCGGTCAGACATGGGCGCAGAGATCCGACTTCGACTACATCGCCGAGACCGCTTATCTCGCAGCTGACGCTATGCTCCGCGCCCGAGGTGCCGCGTGAAATTCTTCCTAGCCCGCTTCGCCGGCCGCCTGCACCGCGCGTTCGCCGGAATCGACCGTGAGCCTATCGCGCATCCTGACTTCTTCGGTGCGGATGTTCTGCTGGTGATCTGGAGTGCACTGTTCGGGTCGTGTTTTACGGCGTTGGTCATGACGGCGCTTTTCTGGGATCACGCGGTCAACGTTATTTTCGGAGGGTGAGATGAACAAATACTGGATGCAGGACGTGAAGCATATCAAGCCGTCGCTGGCTGACCGGATCGACCTCGCGCTGATCAACTTTCCGATGCGTACCGCGCTGATGTTTTTCGCGCTGGCGTTCATAACGGTCATCGGGGCGAATCTGGCAGCGGCGCAATGAACGAAGACGACGACTGGCGCCAGCAGCAGGAGCTTCAAGAATATTTGGAATGGATGGAAACCTACGGAGCAACACATGGAAACGCAAAAGACAGGCCTTCAGAAACTGCGCGAGCCGTTCCCCGCTCACCAGATCAGCACGCTTCCAAAGCCATACAAAAAGGATTCGCCGAAGAGTAAATGCAACATCTGCGGCGGCTTCCATGGAATGCCCGCTGTTCACCTGGATTACGTCGGCCATGCTGCCCTGACTGATCGGCTGCTCGATTGTGACGAAAACTGGACGTGGGAGCCTGTCGCCTTCGGCGCTGACGGATTGCCCCTGCTCGATCAGTTCGGCGGCATGTGGATCCGCCTGACGGTCTGCGGCGTGACGCGGCTGGGCTACGGCGACGCCCAAGGCAAGACCGGCCCCGATGCCATGAAGGAACGGATCGGAGACGCCCTGCGCAACGCTGCAATGCGCTTCGGTGCGGCTCTCGACCTGTGGCACAAGGGCGATCTGCATAAGGATGAAGAGCCCGAAGAAAAGCCTGCATCGCTGCCAGAAAACGAACTTGAAGACCTCCAGATTGCCATGCGCGAGGCCGAGGACATGGAAGCGCTAGACCATGTTGCGGCTCCGCTCAAGACGTTGCCGCTTTCGGAAGAGCAGCGGGCAACACTATCGGCGGCATATTCGAAGCGCAAGCGCGAACTGAAGGTAGCCGCGTGATGGACCTCTCGACCATCGACCCGGCTGTCATCGAAGCGCGCGGCAAGTACGCGACTGTGAACGGCGAATACAAGACGCTCATGTCCACCATGCAGTCGTGGGCGCAGCAAGCTTGCGATGCGCTTCGGCATGGTCTGAACGATCCGGACCCGAAGGCTGCGGCAGACCTGTTCAACCAGGCTGAGAGCCTGAGCTATCAGCTTATGGTCAACGCATCGACGGTGGCCGAGTTGAAGGCGCAGAAAGATGAGTTTTGGCAACTTGCTTGGGGGAAGTAAATGGCCATTTTCACGCTAAGAAATCGCGAAGCCGCAGCGGCAGCCTGGAAGTTCATTAAGGACAATGCGGCAGAACAGGCGCGTATAGGCCAGCCGCTGGTGGTGAGCGTCGATGCTTATCAGGCAAAACGGAGCCTTCAGGCCAACGCCCGCTACTGGGCGATGCTCGACGACATTGCCGAGCAGGCAGAGATCGAGGGAAAGCGCTTCAGCCGCGAGGCATGGCACACGTACTTCCGCGAACAGTACGCGCCGAAAGAAGACGGCCCAGCAGGCTTGGTAGCAATGAGTACCGCGCAGATGAATAAGGAAACGTTCAACAACTACGTTCAGCGCGTCGAGGTCTATGCAGTACAGGCGCTGGGCGTCGAATTTTTGGAAGTTTGAACCCCCGAAAACCGCGTGGTGATCTCCGCGCGTGTGTGTTGGCCGGCGTCTGCATGAGCCGGTCCTTTTTCTGAGAGAGAACATGAAACGCATAGCGCTTTTTCTGCTGATCGCATGCCTGTCTGTTTTGGCCGCGTGCAACGACGCCGATGTAGCGTCCAGAAACCTGTCAACTGCGGCTGACAACTTCCAGATCTCACGACGGATCGTGTTCTACAACACGGTCGACAGCAGCTACATGATGACCATCGAAGGGCTTTGCTCCCTCGGTAATGCCGATAAGAGCGGCGAGCTTTCTGTGACTTGCAAGGTGGGCCCGACGAGTTTCAAGAAGCACTTTCTCGGCTTGTCGCGCAACGTGACCTACTTCGTCGAGCAAATGGATGCCGCTGAAGTCAGCCCGTATCACTACAAGGTGGTTTTCAAGCCGGCGCAGATTGTCCCGGACCTCGAAGTCAAGTGAATCCGCGCAGCGCGCGAAACAATCGAACAATGAGTGAGGGCACCATGACCACAATAGACGAGAAGCTTCAGATCCTGCGCGACGTCGCGCGCGACTTCATGAACCGCGACGGCCTGCGCCAACAGCGCGTGCTTGACCTGATCGAGGAGCTCGACGAGCAGATCGCACGGGAGATCGATGAGGCCTCGCCCACTCCCGCCGTGCAGGCAGAGGCGGTGCGTGAGCTGGTCTATCCCGCTGAATTCACCGATGAGTTGCAGTGGATTCTCGGCCTGATTTGCTTCCAGTGTATTCAGTACGCGCAGACGTTGCGCAAAGCTGGCCACGACATCCCGGCGAAGGCGGAAGCCGAACAAGCGGCCACCATCGACTGGATGCTGCGCCACTACCTGCGCGATCCGGAGAACTGGCGCAAGACCGCAGTTGAGGAGATGCGCGCTATGGCCGCCCCTGCTTCATCTGCCGGGGATCAGGAGGCGAGCAATGGCTGATTTCAAAGCGCGCATCCGCCGCGAAGTGCCGAAAGAAGGCGAGACCCGGGTCGTTTTCTCGATTCGTACGGCACGCGGCACACGCATGGAACTGGAAGGCACGTTCAATGAAGAGACCGTGCTTAAGGCGTGGCAGGAGTTGCACGCTGACCTGTCGAAGCGCGGCGGAGCCGCGAAGCTATGACCGCTCCCACCCAT